GCTTTAAATGAAGGATCCCACGTTGACTTTAAACACGAATTAGAGGATTATAAATACTGTCATGGCAGGAACAAACCCAAAAACTACACAATTTTTATCACCACTAGGTGGTAATTTTTCAATCAAAAAGATACCAACTGTTAACTTCTTTGTGCAGCAGGTTTCCATTCCCTCTATAACAATGGGAGAGACGCCCATACCTACACCTTTCACTAAGTTGCAATTTCCTGGTGACCAAGCTGTATTCGGTGACCTAGTCATTGCATTCAGAGTAGATGAGAACTTAGACAACTACATGGAGCTGTATAGTTGGATGAGAAGTATGTTGAGAGTTGACGAGTTCGGAGATGCGACAGCATGGGCTAATGAAGTTTCTAATCCGATGAGTGATGATAGAGTGTTTAGTGATGCTTCGCTGATTATTAATAACAGTGCAATGAATCCTAATAAAGAAGTCAAGTTTATTGACTGCTTTCCTAACTCACTATCAGATGTACCATTCATGACTACTATGTCAGATGTCGATTATGTTGAATGTACTTGCACGTTTAAGTACAGAAAATTTGAAATCATAAGCGTATAGAACGCAAAGGAAATATATTATGAACGTAAGTGAATTTGTAAAGTCTGCAAAGGCAGGCATTGTCACAGTCACCTTTAAAAAAATTAATACTGACGAGATCAGAGTGATGCCTTGCACACTCAACCCTGACCTTCTAAAAGAAGCAGGTGTTCCAATAGAGATCAAAGAGATAGGATCAGACTCAGATCACGTTGCTGTATGGTCATTGGATAAGAAGGCTTGGAGATCATTTAGAGTCTCGACCGTAACAGAATGGAGTATAGGTGAACCTAAAAAAGAAATTAGCAATCAGGGAAGCGATAGTTGATACTGCAGTTGGGACTGTCATCATGGCACCTCTTAACTTTGTTATCATCTCTATCTGTTTCTCGTTGTCTTTTAATGCGTTACAGACTACAATAGCCTGTACAAGTGTGTTGTTTTTTATTGCAGTAGCAAGAAAGGCAACAGTTAGATTATATTTTGAGAAAAAAAATGACGCTAGAACAAATACAAGAACTATGGAGTAAGGATTCTATTATAGATAGAACCGAGTTGGGTAATGAGGCTATTAAGATACCTCAGATTCACAGTACATACTTTAAAATTTACTCAACAGAAAGACTTATACTCAGGCAAATGGAATTCAAAAGCAAGGCTTTGTATAAAGACTTGTGGTCGTACTATCAAGGTCACATGGACTATGAAGAGCTCCAAGACAGAGGGTGGGATCAAATCAATAACATCATTCTTAAAGCCGACATGGGCATTCATATAGACAGCAACCAGGTCTGGATAGACAATAATTTAAAACTAGCTTATCAGAAAGAAAAAGTTGACTTCCTGGAAGCAATTATCAAGTCTCTTAACAATAGAGGATTCAATATCAATGCAGCAGTATCATGGGAAAAGTTTAAAGTAGGAATCTAATGCCAGAAACTCTTATAGCAGAAAAAGTAAACGAGGTCTACATGACCGTTGACTGTGATGGTGGCTCCTGTTGGGAGCTACAGGACTACTTTACTTTTACTGTTCCTGGTATGCAATTCATGCCTCAAGTTAGAAACAAAATGTGGGATGGAAAGATACGTCTGTTCAATCCACAGACTAAAAGAATATACAGTGGTCTGTTAAAGCATGTAGAGAAGTTTGCAGATGATGAATTCTCACTAGCAGAAGCACAGACATTCTGTAAAAAGATTGGCTTACCATTTGACGTTCGTGACTACCAACTAGACGCGTTCTGCCATGCCATAAAGAAAAGACGAGCAATGATGCTGTCACCAACGGCAAGTGGTAAGTCTCTTATCATCTATCTGATAACTAGGTACCTAAAGAAAAGAACATTAGTTATTGTGCCAACCATATCTTTGGTACAACAAATGGCAGGAGACTTTGATTCGTATGGTTATGATAAACCAATGCATTGTATCACAGCAGGGGTAGAGAAAGAGACAGAACATGATGTTACGATTAGTACTTGGCAATCGATATACAAAATGCCTAAGAACTGGTTTAAGCAGTTTGATGTAGTAGTGGGGGACGAAGCTCATCTATTCAAAAGCAAATCGCTTACAAGCATTATGACTAAGTTAGACACCACAAAGTATAGATATGGTTTCACTGGTACCCTAGATGGATCCACTACACACAAATTAGTTCTCGAAGGCCTGTTTGGTGCAGTAGAGAAAGTAACAACTACAGAGGAACTAATTAAGAAAGGTACCTTGTCAAAATTTAACATCAAATGTATTGAGCTCCAGTACCCTGATGAGATAAAAAAGATTCACTCTAAAGACAAATATCAAGACGAGGTAGATTTTTTAGTTAGGAACGAGTCACGAAATAGGTTCTTGAGAAATCTTAGTATCAGTCTCAAAGGTAATACGTTGATGCTTTTTCAATTTGTTGACAAGCACGGCAAGCCTTTGTATAAGGACATTGTAAAAACTCTCAAGGATTCAGTTGAGAAAGATAGGAAAGTATTTTTTGTAAGTGGAGAGGTAGCAGGAAGTGCGAGAGAAGAAATTAGACACATCGTGGAGAAAGAACAAGACGCTATCATTGTTGCTAGCTTTGGTACTTTTAGTACAGGGGTCAACATTAAACGATTACACAATATTGTATTTTGCTCCCCATCCAAGTCGAGGATTAGAGTACTGCAATCTATTGGAAGAGGTTTACGAACTGGAGACGACAAAGAGATTGCCACCTTGTTTGATATTGCAGACAACCTTATATGGAAGTCAAAGAAGAACTACACTATCGAACACTTCGGTGAAAGGTTAAGAATGTACAATGAAGAAAAGTTTGACTATAAAATGTATAAGGTTGCTTTGAAATGAACTATGCGGTAATTAAATTACTGAACGGTGAGGAGCTGATAGCTATAGTGGAAGAAGCACCTAACCCTACAGAGCTTATATTACACAAGCCGGTACTTGTAAACAGAAACAATAGTAGTATTGGACCCTATATGCAAGTATCACACTGGTTAATGTTTACAAAGAACAATAAAGCCACAATAAAAAAGCAAAATGTCGTTGCTTTAGAATACGAGTTAGAGGATAATGCTATAAAAAGCTACAAGGATTTTGTTGATAACAAGACAGGACCCATTCCCCTAAGCGACAAAGGGAGGCTCAGAGAATTATTGGATGAGCTTTCGGAAGCCAACTTAAACATGGAGGAAGATGTGTTAGAAGATGTACTTACAGATTCGTCATCTAATACTACAATACACTAATGCCAAGAGCAAAATCAGAACACTATGTAGACAATAAAAAGTTGTTTGCAGAAATGAAAATATACCTTGATTCAGTCAAGGAAGCTGAAGAGTCAGGTGCAAATAGACCAAGAGTACCAGAGTACATTGGAGAATGTCTACTTAAGATATCTACAAGACTGTCTACTAAACCTAACTTTATCAACTACACTTATCGAGATGAGATGATCAGTGACGGAATAGAAAACTGTATCAACTATATCGGTAACTTTAACCCTGAGAAGTCAGACAATCCGTTTGCCTACTTTACTCAAATAATATACTATGCATTCTTAAGAAGGATCCAGAGGGAGAAGAAGCAACTATACATTAAACACAAATCGTTAGAAAGAAGTTTGATACTAGACCAGCTAGCCACTCAAGGAGACTCAGGACCTGACTCAGGCGACCAAAGTGCATATGTAAATCTCGAGACCCCTTACATGATAGACTTCGTTGAGAACTTCGAACGTAAAGAAGAAGAGAAGAAGCAGGCTCGTAAGAAGAAGAAGGGGCTAGAAAACTTTGTCGAGGAGGACAAAGACGAAACCGAGGAAGATAAGAAGTAATGGCAAAGATTGCACTGATCACAGACCAACATTTTGGAGCTAGAAATGATTCAAAAAGAATCCACGACCACTTTGAGCGATTCTATACTAATGTATTCTTTCCAGAGCTATCTGCTCGTGGTATTGATACTGTCATTGATCTTGGTGATACCTTTGACCGTCGTAAGTATATCAGTTTTACTAGTCTTAAAAGGGCTAAAGAGATGTTTTTTCAGCCTCTTTCCGACAATGGTATCAAGCTACACGTTATTGTCGGCAACCATGACTCAGTATATAAAAACACTCTTGAAGTAAACAGTATTGATCTTCTATTGGAAGAGTATGATAACATAACAACATACGTCCAACCAGAAGTGATAGAAGTAGACAACACAGAAATAATGTTAGTGCCATGGATATGTGATGCTAATGAAGAAGAGACGTTTGTGAAAGCAGACAACACAGCAGCACAGATTCTACTAGGTCACCTAGAGCTTGCTGGGTATCAAATGTATAAAGGTGGCTTCATGGATCACGGTATAGGTGATCATTGGCTTAAGAAGTTTGAGTTAGTGTGCAGTGGACACTATCATCACAAGAGCACGACTGGTAATGTAAACTATCTTGGATGCCCATATGAGATGACCTGGAGTGACTACAACGACCAGAAAGGATTCCATATCCTTGACACACTGACTAGAACTATTGAGTTTGTACCCAACCCACATACAATGTTTCACAAAGTATGGTACGATGATACAGATCTAGATATGCATGGCTTGTTAGCACAGACAGAAACTTTTAACCAATACAATGGTTGTGCAATCAAAGTCATCATTAAGAACAAAGACAACCCTACGTTGTTTGATTTGTTCATTGAAAAATTAGAGGGGGTGGATCCTATGAACATACAAGTAGTTCAAGACCACTTACATTTGGACTTAGAAGACGATGAGGACATTGTAGATGAGGCTGAAGACACACTCACTATATTGGATACCTATGTTACTAATCTTGACATCAAGAACGACAGGGTAGAGTTACAGAAACTCTTAAGAGAGTTATATTCAGAATCATTACAAGTTAGTTAAATTATGATAGTATTTGAGAAAGTTCGGTTTAAGAACTTTTTGTCCTACGGCAACAACTGGACAGAAATAGAATTAAACAAACATAAAGACGTATTAATTATTGGAGAGAACGGGGCTGGTAAGTCCACGTTCTTGGATGCGCTATCGTATGGGTTATATATGAAGCCGTTCCGTAAGGTAAACAATCCCCAGCTAGTCAATAGCATTAATAAAAAGCACCTTGTGGTTGAGGTGGAGTTTAGTACTGGTGGCAACTTTTACAAAGTAGTAAGAGGCCACGCACCGAGAAAATTTGAAGTGTATCAGAATGGTGATTTACTTAACCAGGATGCTCATACTAAAGATTATCAGAAGGTGTTAGAGCAACAGATACTTAAGATGACATACAAGTCATTTACACAGATTGTTGTTCTTGGATCAAGAAACTTTGTACCGTTCATGCAACTTAGTACTGCAGATAGGAAGGTAGTCATTGAAGATCTACTCGATATACAGATCTTTAGTACAATGGCATCTCTTCTAAAAGACAAGCTATCAGATAACAGATCAACGTTACAGACAATTGAATACGAATTAAATCTTGTTGAAGAAAAAATATCAGTACAAAGAGACTATATACTACAGGTAAATCAAGATAAGCAAGAGCACCTGGATAAGATTCGTGACCAGATCAATCTAAAGAAGCAAGACATACAGAAACTCTCACTAGAGCTAACAGAAGTTGGAGCTCGTGCGCTAGAGTTAACTGAGGAATGTTCCAACATAGAGACGTTGTCGAATAGAGTTCAGCAGATGCTCACCCTTGAAGGTCAGATAGAGACCAAGATAAAAAAACTGAGGAAGCAACTAGACTTTTATGAAACAACCGAAGAATGCCCCACATGCGGACAAGACATTGACGAGGAGTTCAAAACGGAACAGACCTCCAATACCACCTCCACTATCTCAACAACAACTGAGGGTCTTGAGGCGCTTGAACTCGAGATCAAAACTAACTCGGACAGAGTTGTTAGTCTTAAAGCAACTCAGGAAAAGGCAAGAGCAGAAGAACATAGAGCTAGCGCGATTCGAGCTGAGGTTGCGAGCATCCAATCCATTATTGAAAGTATGGAGACAGATATACAAACGAGTCAACAAGGTGCTACGAGCGTGGGGGATGCG